TCTTGCACTTTGATGGTGCAAAAGCCTCAGGCACTAAAGCATTCATGAACGATTGAATGCATGGCCTGGCCTCCGGTTCGAAATCAGTGTCATACCATTGGTAAGAGCGAACGTATTTATCCAAGTGATAAGTCACCTGTGGAACACGCGGGTTGGTGTGGAGTTTATGGTACTCATAAAGTATCTCCGCTCCACTCCAGTCCTCACCCATCTTCTTCTTGACCATGGGTAAGGACAAACCAACCTTGCTTGTCCTCATCACACTCGCTATCTCATCATCCACAGCTGCAGGTACGGAGGCACATGAATGTGCCCCTACCCTACCCGTGTAGGTAATTAACTTCCCAGACGTCTTCTTAGTCATTCTTAGGTATTCACCGTGCACTAGTGAAAACCTTTCGAGTGACTTACCCGCCAGGAAAATATCAGCCACAAGCGCCCAAACACCTCGAAAGGCTGCCAAGGGCACAAGCAATAAGACTTGGTGGTGGTCATCCATCTGCTTTCTTTCAAGCTGATAGACATGAGTCCACATGGTTAACCCAAAGATTTTCCACGTGAATTTCAAGGAATCACCAGAATAATTCCACACGAGATGCCCATAGTCCCCACCTCCATCAACGAGGTAGCGGACCTTGTTCTCAGCATCAAACGTGAACCCATATTCTCCATCACTATGACAGACTGTTCCAGGTTGAAACGTATAGATCAATGTTGGATTGAAGTGCTTTGTCATAAAGTAATTCATGTCCACATACTGGTCTACATCTATCATTGCAATGAGATCATCGGGTCCCGGCTCACTAGCTCCAAAGGGGACATTAAGATCCTTAATCCAAAAATGGCTTCGGGATCCTTTACGTCCACTTCGAAGATCAGATGCTGAGTGCTGGTAGAAAAAGGCATCTCTACCAAGAAGTCTCGACAAGACATCGATTTGAAACGATCCGGTCGACCTATTTGCTGCTGCCTTACCATGAGTATGGCCTTGCACAGCAGACAAATCGGCACACGGAATGTTACCAAACTGTGCCCGTACAACGAGAGGGTTAATCTCAGGTTGACGGGCGTGTACCTCCAACAGGAACGAGATCAGTTATCTGATCTTTTGTTCCGTGGAGGTCTTCGCCACAACACACAATCCTGTTAATGTCGCAGCGGCTAACACTTGCGTAAAGCTCAATCGC